CTACAACACGTGATAATAACGGTTGGAATACATCAAGACCTTCAAATCAAAATTATAGTATTTCTTTTGATGGTTTACAAGTTAATACAACGGTTGCAGGTGGTACTTTTTCAATCGCTAGTTATGACCGTTTAAAACTATTGAAAAGAAGTAAAACGCTTTTAGATTGGAAAATTCAAGGCTCTATTTTTCCAGTTGTAGATTATGGAAAATGCTATATTAATGAAATATCAGAAAGCTCAACGGTTGGCGAGTTTTTAAGTTTTACGGGTTCTTTAACGGGTTACGGTATTCCATTAACTAGAACATTAGGCGAATTTGTATTAAACGATGGTAATCCTGATGTAATAATAACAACTGATGAAACAGCAACTTTAATTTTAAGAACAACAGATGGCAATTAATCCAGCAGAAATAACGACTATACGAGTTGGTGAATTACCAACAGGAACGATAACTTTAACTTCTAATTTAGCAGTTGAAAACGGCACTGATTTACAACAAATAACAGGTCAAGAATTAGTAGATTTTATTAATATTAATTCAAATGCTTTTCAATTTGAAATTAGAGATTTATGGGTTAATCAAACTTATATAGATACTAATTTTTCAGGTACTGGATTAGGAACGTTATTAATGGAAGGTTGGGCAATTTGCAACGGTCAAAATGCAACTCCTAATTTAGATGGATTAGTTTCTATTGGATATGGAATTAATTACAATGTTATTAATGCTGTTGGCGGGTCAAAAAATGCTATTTTAGTAGAGCATAGTCATACATTCATAGGTTCGGAAGATAATACTGCTAACAACGGTAATTTAATACTCGTATCACCAACTAATTCAGTTGGTTTAAAAACTGGTGTATTAAGTACGGAAGGACAAAGCGGAATTAATAAAAATATGCAGCCTTATATGGTTCTTTTAAAAATAATGAAATTATAAAATAATTATGGCAATAAATCCCGATAATATTACAACGATTAGAGTAGACCAATTACCTGAGGATGTTATATCTTTAGTTAATGAATTTGCACATACAAACGGAACTGAATTAAAAAAAGCAACGATACAAAGTTTAGTAGATTTAGTTGCCGCTGCCGTTGGTGCTGGTTCGGGTGTTGGATTTTTGCCAATTTCTGTAACGGATGGACAACAATTGCCTGACGTTCCTGCTGAGCCTAGTTTCTTTTTAGCAGGAATTGGAACTTTTTTAAACATAAACGGTTATCCTGATTTAATTTGCACTGAAGAATTAAACGCTATAATGTCTTTAACTGACCATTGGGAAATAGCTGTTGAAATACCAATTGCACCATTAAGCGGAGCGGTTCAATCTGTTACGGGTTCTGCTGTTGATAATACTGATCCATTAAATCCAATAATTAATTCAACAGGCGGAGGCGGTTCACAATCACTTGATGAAGTTTTAGCGGTTGGTAATACAACTGATTTAACAGCTATATTTGAAAGTGAATTTGGAAGATTAACAGCAAGTCCTGATGGATTTATAAAAGCAGAAGCATTAGGCACAGGATTTGTCGAAAGTACTACATACGGAGATGGAAGTATTAATAAAGAATTTGATGGAAATTTAACTCAATTGTCTTTTGAAAATCCAACAGGAGCGGGTACAATAAACATTCCCGATGTAGCGGGTGCAACTGAAACATTGGCTTTAGCTTCTCAAATCCCAACAAACACATCCGACCTTGTAAACGATGGCGAAGATGGTGTACATCCTTATATTACTTTGTTAGATTTACCAAGTAATTTAATATTATATCCTACTACGGTGGCTAGTGATATTTCAGGCTATGTTAAGTTGGTAACAGATATTCACGACCCTGAGTATAATGTTACTGCTGTTGATGTATCTACTGGAAGTATAACAACAACAAATCAATTAATATCGTCTTTGATTACAGTTCCTGATTTAATAAGAGGTAATCCAGGCGTATTTAATATTTCAACAGTAGGAAACATTCGTAGAAGTGCGGGAAGTGGTACGGCTGAATTTTATTTTAATGTTTACAAAAGAGATAGTTTAGGCACTGAAACTTTAATAGGAGTATCAAATCCAACATTGCCAGTTAACAACGGTGTTTACGCTGAATATAGTGCGACTGCTATTTGGGATGACGGTGTATTTACTGCAACCGATAGAATAGTATTAAAGTTTTACGGTTCAAGAATTTCAGGTGGTTCAAATCCTACTTATCAGTTTCAATTTGGGGGAGTTACACCAGTTAGAACGCTTGTTCCTATTCCTTTGAGTGTTGTGCCTTCTATTCCAAACGCAACAGAAACAGTAGCAGGAATTGCAGAAATAGCCACAACAGCGGAAGTAACAACTGGAACGGATGATACTCGAATTGTAACACCATTGAAGTTAAAAGCGGTTACGGATTTGAAAGTAGATAAAACAACATACATTGACTATTCTGCTATTTCAACAGTTGTAGGATGGAGTTCTACAACTATTAAACAAATTTTTTATAAAGTAATCGATGATTTAGTAATGGTGACAGTGACTATTGATGGTATTTCTAATAATACATTGACTTCAATAACATTACCGTTTACTGCTGCAAAAACAGCTCATTCAAAATCATCATATTTAAGAAATAATGGCTCAGTTAGCGTATCGGCTGGATTAATTTTAATTAACGAAGGCACTAATGTACTAACTTTTTATAATGTAAATAATATTACTTGGGCAGCTACTAATCAAAAAGCGGTGTATTTACAATTTTATTATTTTAAAACAACATAAAAAATATGTATACAATAATCACAAACAAAAATCGATGCGGTGGCATTACTGAAACAAAACCAAATCACGACAATTGGACTTTAATACCTTATTTAGGAGGTTTTGAAAAAGAGTTATGGGATGGCGAAAAGTGGATTGAAAGTGCAACACAAGAAGAAATACAAAGTGCTTTAGTTTCAACAGAAACACAAAAGTATATCCAACGGACAACCGATGGAATAAGCGCATACGCTAAAATAAGTGCTGAATTTAGATTGGCAAAGTTGAGCGGAACTATTGACGACGCAACACACACATACATTGAAAATTTATTAATACCAGTTAGAAATGAAGTATTAGCGGGGCAGTGGATAAGTGCAAAACAAAAAATAATAGAAATTGGCGAAACTGCGGTTGGTGCGAGTTTATACAATAGACTGATTGAGCAATTGACAAATTACATAACTGCGAATTACTAATGAGTTTTATTTTATTTATAATTTCAATTATTGTATTTTTACCATTGTCGATTATTAATATAATTTTGGTTATATTCAAAGGTGGTAATTTATCAAACTATTTCAAAGAAACTGCTATTGATATTGATAGGTTCGGTAATAGAAATTTAAGAACATTATTAAATGAAACTTTGCAAAAGAATGGTTATAAGTTCGGAGATGAAAGAGAAACAATTTCAAGCGCATTAGGTAAGAATAAAAGAGATAAAACATTAACAAAAACGGGTATAATAATTTGCGATATTTTAGACTATTTAGACGAAAATCATTGCATAAAATCAATTAAAAAACTATGAAACAGAATTATCACAAACATTTTATCGGTGGCTTATTTATAGCGTTTTTACTAAACCTTACTTATTCTGGAGTGCCTTTATTAGTTCAATTTTTTATCAGTGCTTTTATTACTGCTGTTATAGCTACAATGTGGGAATGGGGATGGGAAATGTATAGCAAAGCACCAATTGACTATTGGGATGTGCGTTGGAGCGTTATCGGTGCATTAGTAATTCAGTTAATCTACACAATATGGTAAAGTTAAAAGCGTTTTTAAAAGAGTATTGGGTAGTAATTTCGTGGTTAATAACTGTTTTAATCGATGCGCAATATAATATACTTCAAGATTTTGGATTGAATAACGGATTGATTACAATAATAAAAGTAGGTGGCTCGGCATTATTAGCCTATATGACAAAAGATAATTTTAAATCTAAAATAACAATAAACGAATGAATTTTTTACAAGACAATTGGTTAGCATTAGTTGGATATATTTCAGTGCCGATAGCGTGGATTTTTGGAGGTAGGATGAAAGCTAAAACCGATGCAGTTTCCAATATGCAAAATATGTATAATGGTTTTTTAGAAGATTATAAAGATAGGATGGCAGAAGTTATGACTGAACTTTCAGAAATGAGAAAGCATAACAGAGAATTACAAAATAAATTTAACGAGATACAATTAAGCTACGCAAAGGAAATCGAAGTATCTCAAAATTGGGAACGTTTGCACAGAGAATTAGAAGCCAAATATAACAAGTTGCAGAGCGATTACGACAAATTAAAATTGGAAGTAAACAAACTTAAAAAAGGATTATGAAACTAGATTTAAACGGATATAATTTGATAAAAACTTTCGAGGGGTTAAGTTTAAAACCTTATTTGTGTTCGGCAAAAGTTCCTACTATTGGATACGGTAATACCTTTTACACTAATGGCATTAAAGTAAAGATGTCAGACGCTCCTATTACGCAAGAAAAGGCAAACGAAATGCTAAAGGTTATCGCTGATAGTTTTGCGCTAAAAGTTTCTAAAATAGTGCCAAACAACTTAACACAAAATCAATTTAATGCGCTTGTATCTTTCGCCTTTAATTTAGGAGTTCAGGCTTTGTCAAACTCAACTTTATTAAGATTAGTTAAAATTAACCCAAACGATGCGAATATAGCTAAGCAGTTTTTACGTTGGAATATTGCAGGTGGCGAAGTTGTTGATGGACTGACAAAAAGAAGAATTAAAGAAAGTGCTTTGTATTTTAGTAAAGTTTAAATTTGTATATTTGCAAAGACCGTACATATTACGCTACCCATAGAACAGCGTCCCAGAATATGGCTAAACGTACTTTTAACGCATACCATAAGAACTGCCTAAAAGTCTTTTTTTATTAAACCAACTAAGTTTTGGATTGTGGTGTCCGCAGTCGCTTAGTTGGTTTTTTTTATTTAAAAAGGACAAACTATCTTTTTAGGTTTTACAATTAATTCCTTACAATCACGTTGTAATTTCTCTTTAATTGCATCCCTAATAAATTGGGAAACTTTTATATTCCGCTTCTCTAACTTTTCTAAAGTTTGCTTTTGTGTATCACTTATTTTAAGTGATATTTGTTCAGTGTATATTTGCATAATTATTGATTTGTATTACTTTTATTGCGCCAAGCGATGAGTTACCAGCAATGCCAGCGACCGTGCTAAAACAACCGTAATTGTGATTTAAAGTCATTAAAACGCTTTTCTTGTTTCTCATAATATTCTTGGTCTATTTCAAATCCTACAAAGTTGAACCCGCCTTTATACGCTGCTAT